GCACCCACTTGAAGATTTGTTCAAGGCGCTAGGAAGCAAGGTAGATTCGATTATTTCGGGACGTAAGGCAGCCGCTACGGGCAAACAGGAAGTCCCTTCGCCATAATAGTCGTGTGCAGGGCAATACACGCTAGGTGTCCGATTCCGATAGCGGAAACCCGCCGTCGCATCCGTCGCAGTGGCGTCGGACTCATCCCCTACTCCGCCCTGGCGAACTCGCCGTATAGCTCGTGCGCGGCGGCGGCGTATGCTTCGTGCGCGGCCTCAGCCGTCGCGTGCCGGCCGAGAAAATAGGCTCGCCCGTCCTTCCAAATCCGCGCGATCCATTTTCCCGTTTGTCGATCAAAGCGGACGCCTTTAAATCCCGACGTGTTGTTGCGGTGACGCCGTCGATTGGCGCTGTTGTGGGAAAACGTCGCCAGTCGCAGGTTGTCCCAGCGGTTGTTCGTGGGGTCGCGGTCGCGGTGATCTATCATCGGCCGGCCCCACTCGCCCTTCATGTATAGCCACGCGAGCTGGTGAGCGGTGTACGTGCGGCCGTCGATACGGATGCACCGATATCGGTGACTGAGCGAACCGGCGAGGTCGCCGATTTGAAAAGCGGAGCTCACCCGTTGCAGCCAGCGAAACTCCCCGGTCTCGGGGTCGTAGTGCAAAACCTCACGCAGCCTCTCCGGCGTGAGTCGCGGGCGGGTTCTCATCGGTGTCTTGCAAAAATAGAAAAGGGCCGCGGGCGGCCCTTGGCGGACGCCGGATGCGGCTCGGGTCAGGCGGTGGGCGCGAGCGCCGGCTTGGGCGCGTTTGGCGGGTTTGGCGGCGCGATCGAACCGGCGATGCCCGGCGTTTGTTTGCTCGCCGCCTTGGCGAGCGCCAGGAAGCTGTTCGCCTTGCGCCGCATCGGCGCCGGGTCGGACGCTTGCAGCGCCTTGCGCCGGAAGAGTTGCGTCATCTCATGATGTTGCTGTGCTGCGAATCGCATCGGCGGCTCCTGGTCCGTAGATGAGGTCGATTTCGGCCGGGCTCGCGTGACCGCCCTCAAGCGCGTTGTGAATCGCTGCGGTCTCGAACGCGTCGGCCGCCGGCAGCGCTTTTGTGGCCATGAGCCGCGCGGCTCCATCGAGGTCGGCGGCCTCGATCCGATCGGGCGGCACACCCGTGTCGCCGACGACGCGCTCCAGCATGGTCCGATGGGCGGCGACAAGCTGCGGGTCCGGCGCCGCGGGCTGCGTCGCCTCGGCGACGGCGTCCCCGTTTGCCGCCTCCGCCGCGGGCTCGGGTTGCGGCGGCGCTTCGGCGGCGGAATTGATGTCCGCCGGCACGCTTGGCTGGACGTTCGGCTGTTGCGCAGGCCTTGCCGCGCGGCCCGTAGCCTGCCGACGCCTCTGCTCCGCGATTGCCTGATGATAGTCGGCGAGCGATCGGTGATAGGCGATCATGTCGCCAGCCCGAAACGCTTGGATCGCGGCGTTGAGCGCGGCAATCTGGTTGTGCACCAACTGCTGTTGCGCCTTATCGGCGCCCTGGATCGCCGCGCCGGCGCCGCTCGCAAAAGCCGCGGCGGCCGGCTTGTTCCAGTTCTGCCCCGCGCTCGACAGGCCGGCGCCGAGCGCCGACATGAAGCGTCCCGTGTTCGGCCCGAACAGACCGGCTGCGTTGGCCTGAGGCGCGAGGGCACCGCCCAGCGCATTGCCGATGATGGGCGGCATGTTGCCCCAAGCGGCGCCCTGCCCGGGCGGGGTCGGCGGCGTCATACCGGCCGGCGGGGCAAGCGGGACGTTGAGGCCGCCGGGCTGCGCCGGCGGGGCGGTCGCGTCGTTGGGGGTTGCCGTCGCGGCGCTCGCGGCCGGTTGCGTCGCGCTGTTGGGTGCCGCGGGGACCGCGGCCGGCGGCGCGTTCGGATCGAGCAGCTGCTGGATCGGATAGAGCGGCGACGGCGGCAGGAAATCCGTGCCGAGCACACCGGAGCCGAAGATGCTGTCGGACGCCATGTCAGGCCCCCTGCGTGTACATCGATGCGGGCATGATGCCGGTCGGCGTGTTCACGTAAGGGATGCTCGAGTTGCTGCCGATCATGTTGCCGAGCGTGTTGGAGCCGCCGAACAAACTTGCTCCCGTGCCGAGCCCGATGCCGGTGCCGAGGCCGGAGAAGGCGGAGCCAAGCAGCGACCCGGCCAGATTCCAGCCGGCGTTGTTGGGCTGCTGCGTCTGCGTGGTGATCGGCTGGCTCTGGTATGAGGACGAGAGCGTCTGGTTGAGCGCGGGCAATTGATACTGGTAGGGCCCGAGCAAATTCTGCAGCTGCTGGTTATAGGCCGCGTTCATCTGCTGCTGGGTGTTCTGCTGCTGCTGGGTGCCGGCCTGGTTGAGCGCCTGGGCGAGGTCGAGCCCGGTGCCGGTCGTGTACTGCGAGAGGTTGGTGAGCGCGTTGCCGGAACCGAGCATGTTCTGCAGCCGCTGCTGGCGCAGCGCCGCGTTGGTGGTCTGGGCGTTCATCAAGTTGGAGACGTCGACCCCGCGCAAATTTGCCGCGTTCTGGAACGCGTTCTGATAGGCCTGCCCGGTCGCCTGGCCGGCGGCGAGCATGGCGTCGTAGTCGGTCTGCGCGTTCTGGATGCCCTGGCGCGTGTCCCCGAAGGCGCCCGCCGCGGTCGCCTGGCTGCCGACCCCGCCGGCGCCGGTCAAGGCGATGTCGGCCTGGCGCGAGATCGCCGCGAGCGTCGGGTTGAGCTCGAATTGCAGGTTGGGATCGACGTATTGGGAGAGCGAAGCGGTCGCCGGGTTGACGTTGCCGCCGAGCACGCTCGGCAGGCTGACGCTCATGGCCGGCGCCGAACCGTAGCTGGCGTAATCGTTGGCGATCGTGTTGTAGAACGGGTTGTTGGCGTTCGGCGCCGAGGCGAGGTTGCCGATCTGGCCGAAGGCCTGGCTCTGCTGCGGGGTGAAACCGGCAATGCCCTGCAGCGGCGCGCTGAAGGGATTGCCGGCGAGGCTTTGGGCGAACGACAGATTGTTCTGCCCCGCCGCCTGGATGACGCCGGACGGGGTCGTCGTTTGCTGGTTCGTGGTGGTCATGCCGAAGCACATGGCGCTCGCTCCGCAAGCGAGCGAATAGCGAATAGTTGTTCCCCGTAGCCCGGATGGAGCGGCGCAGCCGCGCAATCCGGGGCGGCTTTCCCCGCATTCCGCTGCGCTCCATGCGGGCTACGATCTATTCGCTGTTCGCCGCTCTCCTAACAGAAGTGGTTTGACGAACGTCACCGCCGCCGTGGTCCGGCGCTGCTTGAGGTTCACGATCAGCGGCACGCCGACTTGACGTGCTATCGCATCGCCTTCGGCGAGGAGTCGTGGACCGGCCCAGCGATGGCCGGGCAGCGTGAAGAACCAGCGGTCGGTGAAGAAGTGGTCGTCGCCGTACCACCAGGGCACGAAGATGGCGCCGAGCGTGCCGACGAGTTCTCCGTCTTCGAGCGCGATGAGGGCAAAGCCGTAGTCGCCCCGTTTGACCACGCGCCACACCTCGGCGATCGACTTCTCGCCGTTGATCGGACAGTGCAGCACGGGCCGCGCGACCGTGCACAGGAAGCGGTGGATGGCGACGACGTCGGCGTCCGACGAGGCGGCGCGGATGAAATGGCCGGCGCGGCCTGTCGGTTCCCCTCCCCCCGCGCGCGAAGCGCGTGGCGGGGAGGGGTCAGGGGTGGGGGGCGCTTGCGCAAAAGAAAGCGCCCCCACCCGGCTCCCCCGGGTCAAGCCCGGGGTCGCCACCCTCCCCGCGCTCGCTCCGCTCGCGGGGGAGGGAAAGCCGTCGGGCCGCGCGGCCCCATTAGGTCGGCCCTGTCCGCTTGACCCCGCGGGCGCGGAAGTCGGCGATGAGGGTGGCGATGACCGCTGCGAGGTTTTGCGTCGTCGGCGCCGTGACAAGGACCTGCCTCGTTGTGGTTGGGGTCGTGTCGGACGAGTAGCTGTCGAAGATCTGCGCCGGCTCCTCCTGGGACGCCCGCTCGATCGTCTGCAGGCACGCCCGGATCCAGGCGAACTGCGCCGCCGGATCGGATCCCGGCGGCGACGGCGGCAAGGTGATGGGTTTCATGACAGTGCCTTCGGCCGGAAAGTGGGTTGATAAAAGAGTTCAGGCCGCCGACTTTTCAGGTCCGGCGTTGCACTGTTTGGACTTATTGCCGCGTCCAGGCCTAAATCAGCTACCGGAGTCGTGCGAACTACGTCCGCTATCCGGGGCAATCTGGACTAGATATGCTCGGTCGGCGCGGAACCGGAGACTCGGTCCGCCCGTCGCCGTTGCAATCGTCAGTGTCGACGAGCCTCTAGCTGGTATGTATCACCTGGGGCTGCCAGATGCTCGACACCGTGCCAATCACGCTGCCGCCGGTGACATGGTCGTTGGCGATCAGCCAGGTCTCAACCTGACCGGTCGTGGTGTTGCGCCACACGACATCGCTGGTGCCGTTGCCAGTGAGGTCGCCGATGCCCGCAAGCTGCCACGCGCTCGACATGGTGCCCAACGCGGTGCCTCCGGTCATCTGGCCGTTGGTCATGAGCCAAGTGTCGACCTCGCCGGTCGAGGTGTTGCGCCATAGAATGTCGCTGGTGCCGTCGCCGTTGAAATCACCGGTTCCGAGCGACTGCCACACGCTCGACGCGTGGCCGATCGCCGTGCCGCCGTTGACCTGGTCGTTGCTGATCAGCCAGGTATCGACCTCGCCGGTCGTGGTGTTGTGCCATAGCACGTCGCTGGTGCCGTCATTGTTGAAGTCGCCGATGCCCGCGAACTGCCAGGCGCTCGACACGGTGCCCAACGCGGCGCCTCCGGTCATCTGGCCATTGTTCATAAGCCAGGTGTCGACCTCACCGGTCGAGGTGTTGCGCCACAGAATGTCGCTGGTGCCGTCGGCGTTGAAATCGCCGGTTCCCAGCGGCTGCCACACGCTCGACGCGTGGCCGATCGCGCTGCCGCCGGTGAGTTGGCCGTTGGTGATCAACCAGGTATCGACCTCGCCGGACGGGACGTTCTGCCACAGCACGTCGCTGGTGCCGTTGCCGGTGAAGTCGCCGGTCCCGGCGAACTGCCAGGCAGTCGACAGCGTGCTTAACGCCGCGCCTCCGGTCATCTGCCCATTATTGATCAGCCAGGTATCGACTTCGCCCGTCGCCACCTTGGTCTGTTGGGACCGCCACAGCAGATCGGAGATCCCGTCCCCGTTGAAGTCGTTCGGGTGCAAGGCTCTGAGGCGGAGGTCGACGCCACTCACCGGATCGGCCGTTACCGAGAAAGGCAGCGTCGGCGCATTCGCAAGCGTGACCGTGTCAAAGGTGGCGCTTGCCGCCGTGTTCGGGTCGAAGCTCAAGGTCGTGCCGGAGAAGTGGAACGAGAAATGCGCCGGGTCGGCGTCGGTGATGACGATCTCGTCGCCGTGCTCGAGATCGGTGATCGTGTCGCCGTTGAGGTCCAGGGCCGTGGACCTGAAGACGTTGGCGCCGGCGCCGCCCGAGAGCGTGTCGACCCCGGCTCCGCCGCTGATCGTGTCGTTGCCGGCGCCGCCGGTGAACGTATCCCCGCCGTCGTTGCCCTGGAATGTGTCGCCGAGGTCGTTGCCGTGAACCGTCACGGGCACACCCTGGCCCGGCGCGTAGTCGGCGAGCATGATTGTGTGCACGCCGGTGCTTGCGAGCGTCAGCGTGATGCCGGTGGCGGCCTGCAGCGGCTCGAAGGTGAGGTTGTCGACCCCGACGGTGACGCTGGCCGACCCGATGTCCGTGACGACGATATCGCCGGGCTGGGCGGCATTGACGGCGCTCTGCAGGGTCTGGAAGCCGCCCACGTCCTGTCCCTGATTGTCCACGAGGTCGTAGGTCTGGCCGTTGATGACGACCCTCTCGATGCCGGTCAGCCTGTCGGTGACCGCGCCGTTGGTGACCACCCATTGGTTGGTCTGAATGGCGACGTGGTAGCCCGCGCCGTAACCTTGGACGGTATCGACGCCGCCGTTGCCGACAAACGTATTGCCGTTGGGGGCGCCGCCCATCACCGTGAATACGTCGTTGTTGGTGCTGCCTTCCAGATCGTCCGGTCCACCGGTGCCGGTGACCGTCCAGGCGTTCGTTGACGTGGGGTCGGGGAAGAAAAAATAATTCAGCGCATTCCCGGTGTAAGTGTTGTTGTCCTGGACGAGCGCTGTGTTGAATGCGCCGAACGAGCCGTCATCGGCGAGAGCAAAACCTTGATCGGTTATGGTGTTGCCCTCGGCGGTCGGCGCGTCGACGCCCAGGAAATAAATACCCGCGCTATTCACGTTGCCGGCAAGGCCTGTCACGGTATTGTTGCTGACCGTCACTCCGCTGCCGGACTGGAATATGATAACGCCGTTCGAGCCAAAATTTGCATCGCTGACCCCGGTAACTTGGTTCTGTGTGATCGAGCCGGTTGCGCCGAGTTCTAACTCGATGAGGTTCTGCGAAAGATTGGTGGGATTCGCACCAACCCCGGTGACGGTGTTATTGTTCACGTTGGCGGTCAGCCCCGCCCCTTCCATCCGGATACCGTCTCTCTGGAAGTTGTCGACCGTCGAGCCGCTTATCGTGAACGTCTGCGTCGAGCTGTTTGTGTCGTTAACGATGATGCCCGCGTTGCCCTGGCCGCCTTGCAGCACTCCCGACTCGACGTCCTCGGTGCCGGTGACGTGGACGTTGCTGACACTGAGGCTCGAGTTCACCCCCTCGATGCCGATAAGGTCGCCGCCGCCGTTGGCACCGAGGGCGTAGATCACGCCTTGATTGTTTCCATTGACCGTCAGATTACTGACCGTGACGCTGGCGCCGTTCTCGGCGCCGACCAGCGCATCGGTGAAGGTATGATTCTCGCCGGGGTTCTGTATGTTGGAAACGAGACTGGTGTAGTCAGGTGAAAGAATGACCGTCTGGCTCGGGTCTGCGCCCGTGCCCTCGATCGTGAGGTTCGTCAAGCCGTTGACGGTGACCTGTTCCTGGTAGGTGCCGGGGGCGACTTGAATGGTGTCGCCGTTGGCTGCCGCGTTCACGGCGGCCTGGATAGTCGAGAACGATCCGATGGGATTGTTTGATGTGTCGAAAAGCGTGACGGGAAGAGTCATTAAGGTTGCTTCCTCAGTTGTTTTATCGAAAAACTCGCTCCGACGATGGCCGGCCGAGCGTCCAAAATAGTGCCCTCAGGCGATCAAGGTCGTCAATCGCTTGAGCGGACTATCCGTGAATATTCCGAAGGTATCGAAACATTCGCTAATTCAACTGCGAAATGAAATGCACCGAACTTCCGATGGCATCTTTTGCGCGGTTCGGCCAATCGTGCCTGCGCACTGATGGGCACTGTTATGGGTCATTCTGAGACGTGCCGGGCAAAGTTCTACCGGGCGGTACGCCGATCGATTGACCTTTGATGTTCACCGAGAGGGTACGACGCCCGGTGCGTAGCGCTGCTGCGGCCCGACGACATCCACCGCATGCTCTCGCCGCAGGAGGCGCAGGGGCTGCCTGGCTACCGGGAATCGCTCATTGATCGGGCTCAATTTTCTGGGCCGTGCGAGCGGCCGGACGCACTCAATGTCCGTTGTTGTGAAGGGCTTCGGATGCCGGCCCCCATGTCCGCGTTGCGTCCGGTATCCTGCCTATTGCGGACGTCGTGGCTGAACTCGCCGCGCATCGCGGGGCCAGCCGTCCCGTCTCCCTCACACGCCAGAGCATCTTTCGTTCCTTCGGAATCGGGACATGCTCTAGAAAGTATTGATTGGCGCAGGTTCTTATCGGCGAACCGGGACCCACTTCGCCGGAACATACGCTAGAGGCCGCTGCCTCTATCCTGCCTTTGCCCCCACCCCTGACCCACGCGCTTCGCGCGCGGGGGGAGGGGAACCGAGAGGCTGAGCGGCGCCCCCGTTAACAGCCCGTTCACCATCTGTTGGTAAATATCGGCGGTCTTTACGCTTTCGAAAGGTTCGACCGATGTCGCAGGACCCCACCCACTGGCTGCGCGGGCACATGCGCGAGCATCTCGCCGGCTCGGCCGCCGAGGCGCCCGGGAAGGTGGTGAACCTGGATCGCCCGGCCCCGGGCGCCGCGCGCGGCCGCGGCGCCGCCGCGCTCGAGCTTGTCTATCAGGCGGCCGAGGCCATCACCGACATCGAGGATCGCGCCAACGATACCGAAGCGCGCGCGAAGTCGCTCGTGCGCAGCGCCATCGAGAAGCTGCACGCGGCGGAAGCCCGCGTCGAGTCGGCGGAGACCGCGCGCCGCGAGGCGATGAATGAAACCGCCGCGCGGCTGCAGGAGGCGGTCGAGGCGCTCAAACGCGCGGAAGGGCGGGTTGCCGCCGCGGAAGCGGAGGCGTTTGCCGCCGCGACCCGGGCGCAAGCGGCCGAGGCGCGGGCGGTCGACGCGGAAGCCGCGCTCAGGAACATCGAGCACGCGATCCGCACCAAGCTGCTGCGCGAGGCGCAGGCACGGTCGGCGGCCGCATAGCCAGTGATCAGTGATCAGTGATCAGTGATCAGTGATCAGTGATCAGAAGTATGCGTGTAATTTCCGATCTGATAACCGGTCACTGATTACTGAGTCCTTCTTTTCCTGCCCCGCCGCGTCCCCCCGTTGCGAGACGCCGCCGTCGCGGCGCCCTCGACCATTTGCACGATGCTCTCGCGCAGGCCCGCGGGCTTGTTGGGAATGGCGGAAAACGCCTTGAGCAGCCGCAAGGCGCCGATGCGGCCGAGCATGCCCACCGCCTCGGAAAATTTGGCCTGATCCTTCGGATTGACCGCGGCCGCCGGCGCCGCCTTCCTGTTCGCCCCCAACAGGTACGTCACCTGCACGCCGAGCGTGCGCCCGATGCGCGTCAGCCGCCCCATGGAAATGCGGTTGGCCCCGCTCTCGTATTTCTGCACCTGCTGGAACGTGACGCCGATCTGGTTTCCGAGCTCGGTTTGCGACAGGCCGCGCGCAATGCGTTGAACGCGCACCAATCGTCCGACCTCGACGTCGACGTTGTCGGGTCTCCGCGGATCTCGTGCTTCGGCCGCCATCGAAAGCATCCCTCTTGTTGCCACAACCTGTTGTTTTGCCGCGGCCGGAACGCCATCCGGACGCGCCTTCCCGACTCATGCGAGCGGAAACAGACGCCTCCGATAGCACATGTCCGCGGCAGTAACGAGCGCGCAATAATACGGGGGCGCTTGCCCTGCACGAGCGTTTTTATCAATCGAGGGTTCCGGGAACGGAAGCGCGGCATAACGCATATGAATTGAGTAGAAATCCCGCGAGCCGCGCGCGCGGCGGTCGCGACAACTTAGACTAATTGACGCAAGGGAACCTGCCACCGGGTATCAGGCGCGCAGGCGGGCGAAATCGCCCGGTTCCGCGCCCGCATTAACTATGCGGATGGGAGGTGCGCTCGGGAGGCCGGGAACGCCTGGACACCCCTGCGGCAACCGGACAAGGTAAATGAAAGATGAACGGATAACCGACGACAGAGGACGGACCAAGGACAGACGCCAGGCCGCGCGGGTCTCCTTCCATCCGCTGTCGTCTGTCCTCTGCTGCAAAGGAATACCGGTATGAACAAGAGGAAGGCGTTCTCGCACCGCGCTGCCGTCGCCGTGCTGGCCGGCATGCTTATCGTTCCGGCCGGCGCGCTCGCGCGCGGCGGCGGCCACGGGTTCGGCGGCGGCCTTCACGTCGGCCCGGTGTTCGGTTTTCCGCATCGCATCGCGCCCCACTTCGGGCACGGCTTTGCGCGGCGCTGGCCGGCACGGTTCGCGTGGCGTTTCCACCGCTGGAATTTCCACCGGTTCGCGCTGCATAACGGCAACGGCGCGGGCGCGGCCTATCCGTTCTCCGACGCCGGCGCCGCCTACGTTCCGAGCGACGTCACCGGGGCGATCGGCGCGCCGGAACCTGCAGCGGTGTTCGCCCCGCCAGCGCCCGCGTCCGCCGACCACATCGGCTGCCAGTCGCACGGCTACGACGTGCCGGGCGAAAGCGGCGGCGTCGTCAAGGTGACGGTGACGCGGTGTTGAGAGGGAGCGAATAGCGAGTAGTGAGCAGTGAGTAGCGAATAGCGAGTAGCGAATAGTGAAGCGGGCGCGCTGCGCTTCTTTCTATTCGCTATTCGCTATCCGCTATTCGTAGGGCGCAATAGCGCAGCGTATTGCGCCGTTTTCTGGCGATCCGTCGCGGACTGCGCTCGACGACGGATCGCTTGCGGCGCATTACGCGGCCGATCGGCCGCTAATGCGCCCTACCGCCGCAGCCCCAGCGGCTTGACGTAGGCCTGCGGCACGCCCCAGCGGAAGTATGAGCCGAGCGCGGCGGACGAGATCGACAGGCTGAGGTAGCGGCCGGAGGAATGCCAGTCGATGAGCTGGTCGCCGGGCGAGACGGTCTCGGTCTCGCTGTCCTCCGGCGCGGCGTCGCCCAGGCGGTCGTAGGTCGACAACGTGAAGGTGATGGTCCCGGCCTGGTCCTTGAAATCGCTCTCGATGCCGTCGATCTCGCACACCGAGAGCGACTTATCGAGGGCGAACGGCGCCAAGGTGAGGTTCCACGGCAAAGCAACACCGTTGGCGTCGTTGCCGTTGTCGTGCTGGTAGCCGTAGCCGTCGACGTCGAAGGCGATCACCCGCGTGTCGCCCTGCTGGAAGTGGGTGCCCGAGCAGCGGGTGCCGCCGGCCGTGCCCGGCGCCCAGCACTGGTCGTTGATGTGGTAGCGCGCCAAGAGCGTCGGGTTGGCATTGCCGCTCGTCGTATAGTGGAAGTCGATGCGGTTGTACTTCGGCACGTATATGGCGTGGCACTGGTAGGTGCCGATCAGCTTGTCGACCGCATCGAACACCGCCTTGCGGATATCCTCGACGTTGTAGATCGGGTGCACCGAGCCGTCGTACATGAAGAAATTGTCGAACCCCATCCAATAGGCGATGCCGTTGACGGTCACCGCGGCGCCGGGCGAGATCAGCCCGCACTCGGTCGCGAGGATCGAGGTGTTGTAGACGTAGAGGCTGCCGGTCCATTGCATCAGGTACGCCGCGGCGTCCGACCAGATGAGCGAGAGGAACGGCCCGAGCACGCGGCCGGCGACGAGCTTGGTGCCGACCGTGAGCGTGCGCGAGTTCGCCGTGTTCTGCGCGGTCGGCGTCCAGGTGGTGTAATCGCCCTGCGAGCACCACTGGATCACCATGCCGGTCAGGAGTGCGACGACGAAGCGCTCCTGCGTCACGAACATGAACCGGCAGGTGGTCGGCGCCTCGGCGTCCGCCGAGGCGAGCGCGGCGCGCGGCCACGGTTGCGCTTGCGTGGGGTCGAACAGGTAGATCGCGCCGGTGTTGTAGGTCGCGAGCAGGAGCTGGCCGAAGTGGTCGAACGACCACACCCGCGGCTCGAAGAAGATCGAGGAGCCGGAGCGCGGCGAGCCGTAGGTGCTCGAGCCGTAGGGCCCGACGCCGAAGCCGGTGCCCTGGCTGCCGAGCTCGGTGCCGACCGTGATCTCGTATTGGTATTGCACCGTGCCGCCGCCGGTCGCGGCCGAGGTGGCGGCGACCCCGCAGTCGAACACGTAATGGTTGGCGTCGGTGACCGAGAGCACCAGGAAGGTCCCGGTGAGCTGGCCCGCGGTGAGCCCGCCGACGCCCGAGCCGACCGAAGTGAAGATCACCGTGTCGCCCACGCCCACGCCGTGGCCGGTGTCGGCGACGGAGACTTGCGACTGCGTCCCCGCGGTCGTGTTGGTGGTGAACGGGTTGGTGAGCGCCGCGCCGCCGGCCAGCCCCGCCGAGGTGCGGCGGAACGGGGTCACGTCGTTCTGCGCCAGGTTCGTGTCGTAGACGTAGAGCTTGCGATAGGTGCCGACGGCGATGAACTCGTTCGCCTGGTTGTCGCGCCAGGCGTGGCTGGCACGCGGCTGGCCGGAGGTCGGGGTCGCGGTCTGGCGCACCCAGCCGCCGATCTTCTGCGGCATGCCGCGCACGAAGTGGATGGCGTCGCACGCGGTCCACCGCCCCGCCGCCGTCTTGCCGGTCTCGGTGACCACCACGCCCGGCGGCGGGGTGATGGGAAGGGGGATCGGCTGCGCCATCGATTCGACTTCACGGCATGGTTGCGATAGTGCTCACGGGCATGGGCGTGACGCAGAAGATCCGCGACATCAGCCGGCCGGCGCGGCGATTTGTCATGTCGGCGATTGGTGCCCTTGGCTACGAGCTTTCAAGGAAAGACGAGCATGGCCGCATCGTATTCTCGGCGGACGGCGAAGATGCGATCGCGCTTTCCTGGCTCTGTGACCATTTCGGTCTTCGCAAACAGGACATCCGCTACCTAGATGTCGGTGCCGGTCACCCCTGTCAGCTCAGTAACACCTTTCTAATGTATCGCTGGGGCGCGAGCGGCGTTTTGGTCGAACCTGACCCTGATCAGGTCAGGAAGCTCCGAGCCAAGCGCCCGCGCGATCTAGTCATCCAAGCCGGGATTGCTTTCGATAATAAGCGGTCCGGTACGCTCTGCCGGTATGAGAACCGCCTCTTTAATAGCTTGATCTCCTCACGTGATCAGACCTGGTCGGGGCCGATTGCCGATCGTATTGAAATTCCGCTGATGCCGATCAACGATGTCATCGCCCTTTCCGGCACGACCCCGCATTTCATCTCGATCGACACAGAGGGGCTAGATTACGAGATTGTCGCCAGCATCGATTTTGATCGCTTCAGGCCATTCGTAATCTGCGTAGAGTTGTGCCGGCCGCCCGCTGATTTCCTTGCCCTGCTCGGTGGCTGGGGTTACGAGCCGATTGTCCGAACCACGTACAACGCCTTATTCGCATTGATGGAGCGCCCGCGGTAGGCCGCTCTTGGTGTTGATCAGCGATTGGACCTCAAACCTTGGTTGCGGTACGGGTGACGGGCATGGCGAACCTCGTCCAATCCCTGCGGAGCGCGTATCGAGACGGTAAGCCGCTCCCCGAGTTCAAGAGCCTTCTGCCCCGCCGGCCTACCATCATCGAAGTGGGCGCGCATGACGGCAGCACGACAGTCGGCTTTCGACGATTGTTTCCTCGTGCGCGCATCCTGGCGTTCGAGCCGGAGCCGCGGGCCATTGCGAAGTTCCGCGCACGAGCCGAACTGCGCGATGTGACGCTCCTCGAATGCGCGGTTGCCGACCGCGGCGGGCAGGCCACCTTTCACCAGTGCAGCGGGCGCCCTCCTGGTTATACGGGCGACGATTGGGACGCCTCCGGATCGATCCGCAAGCCGACCGGGGTCATCACCGCGTATCCGTGGATGACCTTCGACCGCGAGATCACGATTCAGGTCGTTCGTCTCGACGATGTGGCGCGAAACATCGACGCGATCGATTTGATCTGGGCCGATGTCCAGGGTGCCGAAGAGGACCTCATAAGGGGCGCTGCCGAGACGCTCAAGCGCACCCGTTTTTTTTACACCGAATGTTTGGAGAGCGGTGACTACGACGGGCAGATCGGCCTATCCGAGATTTGCGCCCTGCTCCCAGAATTTGAGATCGTCGAAGTCTTTGCTTATGACGTGCTGTTTAGGAATGCGGCGCTGCCTCAAGCTCGCTCGTGGTGGCCCCGATCTTGGTGGTCTTATCCCCGCCAAGCGGAGACCAGCAAGTTGCCGAGTTCGCCTGATTGCGTGTTCCAGCCACCGGCCGGGACGTTCGCAAGACCATTCGCCGTATTGATGCCGAGCGCCGGTGGCGCGACGTAACGTGCCGTCATCGTGCAGGACAGCGCATTGCCGCCGGCGGCGGCCACACCCTGTCCACCGAAGCCCGATGCAGCGTTCGTCGCGTTCCATCCAACCGCACTGGAAGGTCCAGCACTTGAATTGTTGACATTCGCTCCGCTCAGCAGCGCGCTGTTGTCGAACATCTCCTCGGCGAGGCCGGTGAACACCGTGTTGCTGACGTTCGCGGCCCAAATGCCGAGGCTGGATTGCTGCGGGATCGAGACGGTGCCAGCGGCCCCGGCGCGCAGCGCGATCGGCGCGCGGTTGAACGCGTTCCACACCCCGAACTTGCGCGACGTGCCGAAACCGAAGTGGCAGGTGACCTGTCCGGCGGCGGCGTCGATGAAGATCGAGCCGAGATAAGTGCCTTGGTTGGCCGGGACCGTATAGGTGGTCGATCCGTTGCGCGCGGTGATCTGCACCGCGTTGGTGAGGAGGCCGCCGACGCGTGCGAGCTGGGTCGTGCCGGCGCCGGTGCCGCGCGAGCCGGCACCCGCGGCCGAGTTCGCCCACGCCGGCCCGGTGCCGATCGTGAATGCGCCGGCGTTCAAGAAGGCGAACACGTCGTAGATCGTGCTCGCGAGGTGATTGCTCACCAAGGTGAGCGTCTGCTCGGAGAACGCTTCGTTGATGAAGACGCTGCCGTTGTAGACCGGGCAGAGATTCCCGGCGTCGGACGGCGTGTAATAGACCGCCGTCGCGCCGATCGCGTCGGCGTTCATCACCGGCGTGCCGCTCACGAGCGTCAGGCGCCCCTGCGGCGGGACGGCGGCCGGCTGCACCGGATAGACGGGATTGAGCAGCTCCCAACGCGTGTTCGCCAGGTTATAGCGCAGCAGCAGTTCGGCGAGCGCGCCGGCGATGTCGCCGGGCACCAGCGCGGTGCCGCCCGATTTGGTGATCGTGTGGGCGGTCAGCCCGTTCGGCGCGAAGGTGGGCGTCGTCGTGGCGTTCGCAGCGCCGGCGCGCACGCCGACAATGAGCCCGTCGGTGAGCGCGGTGACCGCCGGGTTGAAGGTCGCGGTGATGGCGTCGGCGGTGCCGCCGGCCGCAACCCACGCCTGGATGACGGAGACGCCGTTGACCTCCAACGCGTTCGGCGAGAGCACGTTGACGACGCTCGGCGTGCCCGCCCCAGGCCCGGTCACCTGCAGCACGTCGGCGCCGGCGATCGACAGGCGCATGTCCTGGGTGCCGGCGCGGCGCCAGCCGGAGCCGGTCTCGTTACCGAAGCTGTAGCTCGGCGCGGCCGCCGTGCCGTCCGGCATCTGCACCTGCCCCCAGTTGAAGGGGCCGACGTTGACCTGCGTGCCGCAGATGACCTGGGAGGTGACGTTGGTCGGGATCAGCGCCGGGGTTCCGCCCGGCGTCTTCATGAACACGCTGAACCCGTTCAGGGTCACATCGTTGATGACGATCCAGCTCTTGTTGAGCGCCGGGACGATGATGGTCGCGTTGGAGGTGAGCGGACCGCCGGTGATGACGAGCTGGGCGAACCGAACCTGGCTCGGTCCCGCGGGCGGCGGCGAGCCCGACAGATCGGTGGTGCCGCCGGTGCCGACCGCGATGGTCGTCGGGTTGGCGATCGCGTCCTCGAGGATCTGGAAGACGCCGTTGTTGAGATTCGTGCCCCAGGTGTTGTTGTCGCCCCCGATGCCCATCACGATGGTGCCGAGGGTCGAGGTGTAAGTATCCGCCATGGGGGATCCTCGTAGGGCGCATTAGGCGAAGCCGTAATGCGCCGTGACGCATGTCGGCGCATTACGCGCCTGCGGCGCTAATGCGCCCTACTCATCGTGCAGGTACGTGTCGAACACGGCGCCGCGGTACATCAGGTCGGCCTCGGCGTTTGTCTGCTCGACGAGGGCCGAGAGCGCGGTCACGTCCTTCTGGTATTCGGTGTCGTTGCGCATGAAGTCCCAGGCCTGCGCGGTGCAGGCCTTGCGCAGCAGGTGCGGGTAGCGGTTGGTGAGGAAGTTGGTCGGGTTCGCCGCCGACAGGATCGGCAGCGATTGGAAGTACTGCAGATTGCAGTTGGTCTGCTGGGCAAAGGCCACGTCGAAGAAGATCGTCTCGTTCCACACGCCCCAGTAGATCGGCGTGCCCTGGACGAGGTTGTCGCAGATATAGGTGACGGCGGTCCCGCCGCCCGCCCCGCTCGCGGACGGCGGCGCGCCGAGCGGGGTGACGTCGATGGCGAAATCGTTGGCGTCGACGATCGCCACCACGTCGAAGGTGCCGGCGATGGTCACGCCGTTGAAGGCGGTCGCGCCGGCGGTGAAGAACGTCGACCCTTGCGAGAAGCCGTGGTTCGCGAGCGCGACGGTGACGAGGGTCGAGCCCGCTGCGGTGGTGAACGGATTGGGCCCGAGGCTGCCGGTCGTCTCGGTATAGGTGCGCCGGCGCTGGATGAAGTTGGGGTAGCGCTGCTCGATCTTGGCGCCGGTGCCGAGCATGGAAATCTTGCCGATCGGATCGAGGAAGCCGGCCGGCAAGGCGACCTGCGACGCGCCCACGCCCAGGTCGAAGTTGAAGTGCGCGCGCATCTCGCGGGTGCGCAGCATGGAATAGAGCAGGCTCTGCGCCTCCTGGAGCACTTGGTCGGCGTCGAGCTTGGAATAGTTCACCCAGCGGGCGATCGAGCCGGCGGTGTTCTTGTCGGCCACCAGGCTCGTGTACGTCATGGCGTAGGTCATCAGAACCTGCTCCCGTAGCCCGCATGGAGCGGAGCGGAATGCGGGAACGG